TATCTATTAATGGTGGTAGTAAATTTGTTGCTGAAGCTGGTTGCATACTTTTAAATAGTGGTGGTGCTTCTGGTGTTAGTAAAGTATCAGGTATGACAAAAACATCATTAACAGATTCTACATTTGATATTGAAAAAGGGTGGACTGCACAACCAGGAATATTACAAAGTATTGTTACTCGGGGACCAACACACGAACCGTGGGGCCAATTTGGAAGTTTGCATAACAAGGGTGTAGAAGGATCTGTAGATAGTACAACTTCGGCTGAACCTGAAGTAGAAACAGATACGGATGGTGCTAAGGCGGGAGCTGATGCTGAAAGTAAAACACCTGGAACAGATGAAACACTATCACAAGAAGAATCAACCGAAGCCGATAAAGAACTTAAAGATGTGGCTACACAAATTATTAATACAGATGGAAAAGTAGTTCTAGATAAAGATCATATAAAAAGTTTACTTGGCACTCTTGTTAAAGGCACCGCACAAAACGCTGACGAAATTAGTCTTGATAAAGGACTTGGTGCTTTTGGACTGAGCCCAACAGATCTTGAACTTGGCGGAATCTTAAAACCTGGAGTAGTTAGTCGTTTCCTACAGAATCCAAGTGCAATAGTACAAGATGGATTTGGTATTGATATAACCAAACTTGAATCGGTGTTAACAAGTCCAACAGTCTTCACAGGAGCAGGGGGATTAAAAACACTCACTGATTTAACACAAAATGTAAGCAAACAAGTTTCTATTGCTGGTAACAATTTAGTAAAACAATTTGACTTTGTTCAGAGTCAAGGTTTTATAAACGGTAACGAATCTGATAGAAATATTGGAGGAATATTACTAGCAACTACTAAACACGGTCGTGATACAGCAACGCAATTTTTTAATAGAACAGCTAATTCTACGAATAGAAATGCATTCCTACAAACTATTCGTAATGGGCAACACAGTATTGATTTAGTTAATCAAAGAGTAGCAGGCACTACTACATCAACCTCATTTAACCCGCGGCCGGCTGAAAACACATTTAATACCGTACAAGAACAAGTTGGTAAAATAAGTAAGACTTTTCTAACAGATGGTAGAATCTCTGCCGCATTAAATGCAAGTAGACGAACCTAATATAAATACTAAACTATGGCAACATTTTTCGGATTTAATACAATAGACGAAAGTCGAAAATTTCGCTTAGAAGACCGAGATTTATTAATACGCGATCTTCTTAATAGCCTGATGATTCGCAGAGGTGAAAAATTACATAAACCTAACTATGGTACTACTATATGGTCCTTGCTATTTGAAAATCTTACAGACGAAACCGTAGATGAAATTGAAAAAGAAGTCCGAAGAACTATAGAACAAGATCCTAGAATGAAAATAGAAAATATTGCAATTTATGCTAGAGACTCTGGCATACTATTAGAAATTTCAGTATTCTTTGTTGGCATACCCGAAGCACAACTTCTTAGTGTATTTTTGAATCCTGATAATAATTCAATCGCTTTATTATAATATATAATATACGCAGTTTATAATTCTGATAAATACTAACATTATATAGGTATCTAATAGAACTATGGCTAAGACAACTAGACAAACATCAATATTTGGCGCTGAGGATTGGAAAAGAATCTATCGCACATATAAAGAAGCAGACTTTCAAAGTTATGATTATGAAACTATAAGAAAAAGTTTCGTTGATTATCTTAGAGTATATTATCCTGAATCATTTAATGATTTCACTGAATCAAGTGAATTTATTGCATTAATGGATCTTATGTCATTCATGGGTCAAGGTTTAGCCTTCCGCAACGACATGAATACTCGCGAAAACTTTATGGATACCGCAGAACGTAGAGATTCAGTAATTAAGTTAGCTAATTTAATTGGCTATACACCAAAACGTAATATAAATGCTCAAGGATTCCTAAAAATACTATCAATCAGCACAACAGAAGATGTCTTAGATTTTAATAGTAATAGCTTACAAGCAATTACAGTTAACTGGAATGATGTTACAAATACAGACTGGTTTGAACAATTTAACGCAATAATGAATGCCGCCATGATTAGTAGTCAAAAATATGGCAGTTCTGGTAATAACCAATCCTTACTAGGCATTAGTACAGATGAATATACTTTGAATACTTTAGCCACATCATTACCAATTGCAAGTTTTTCAACATCTATTAATGGTGGCTCAATGTCATTTGAAATTACTAGTGCAAGTAGTGTTGGTAAAACATATCTTTATGAACCAGCACCACAACCCGGTGGAGCATTTAATGTTTTATATCGTAATGACCAACTTGGCTTTGGTGGTGCAAATACTGGATACTTCTTTAATTTTAAACAAGGCGAATTATTAAGTCAAGATTTTAATATTGCAGATAGAATTAGTAATAGAATAGTTAATATTGATGTTGATGGTATTAATAATGAAGATGTTTGGTTATACGAATTAACAGATAATGACGCAACATTAACTGAATGGAAACAGGTTGAAAATATATTTGCTGTTGATACTGATGAAACTACAGCATCAGCAGAAGAAACTAGAGAAGTCTATGCAGTTCAAAGTAGATCTAACGACCAGGTTGATATAATATTTGGTGATGGCACTTTTTCAAAAATACCCATAGGTGACTATCGTGTATATGTTAGATCAGGCAATGGATTACAATATGTTGTTAATACAAACGAAATGCAAAGTATTCAAATACCAATTTCGTATGCTAGTAGATCTGGCAGGATAGAAACTGTTACATTTACATTAGGTTTACAACAGGCCGTATCAAATGCTAAAACACGTGAAACATTAACTGAAATTAAAGAAAGGGCTCCGGCTAGATTTTACACACAAAACCGTATGGTAAATGGTGAAGATTACAATAACTTTCCTTTTACTGAATTTACATCAATTCTAAAATCTAAGGCCATAGCTAGAACCGGCGTTGGTGTTAATAGACAACTAGACTTATTAGATCCAACAGGAAAATATTCATCCACTAATATCTTTGCTAGTGACGGAATGATGTATAGAGATTCAAAAACTCCGACTTTTACATTTAGTTTTATTGATAGCAATGACATAGCCACAATGATTACAACACAATTAGAACCTGTTCTTAAAGCAAGACAAATGGTACATTTTTATTATGATCAGTTTACTAGACCAACTTTAAGTGGTATTGAGTGGAAACAAAGTACCGCTATAGTTAATTCTGTAACTGGTTACTTTAAAAATACTGCATCAGGTTCGCCTGTGCCTATTAGTGAATTCACATCAAGTAACAACAAACATATACGAGAAAATGGTTTAATTAAATTTGAACCACCTGTTGGTTACTTTTTTGATGCAAATAATAGATTAGTGTCAGGTACTCCATCTAAACAAGGTGAAAAGCTAGTCATATGGACAACCGTAACAGCATTAACATTAGACGGTACTAACTTTGGAACTGGTAATTTAGATGATGGCAGTGGTCCTGTAACCTTAAATGAATATATTCCATCTACAGCAATACCGACTGAAGTGATACCTAGACTAATAACAGATTTACCCAGTACTTTAGAAACTGATCTTATTGCTCAGGTAGAGGCTTTAAGAGACTTTGGTGTAGGTTACGATCATCTTACTGGTACTTGGTATATTATTAGTACCAATAATTTAAATCAAGATGCTGATTTTTCAACAGGCAACGCACAAACTACGCTTGAGGTTAATACTGATGCAAGTTGGTTAGCACAATTTACTACTGACGGTATTAGTTATACAACAAAATATAGATCATTAGAATATTATTTTGCAAGTGTAATAGAAAATAGATTTATTTACGATGACGCTGATAATGTTTACGATTCAAAAACAGGAAAAACAATAAATGATAGCATTAATATTTTAAGATCAAATTCAAAGCCAGATTCAAATAATGCATTAGATACTGATGTAGTATTAGATATTGTTGGGCAAGAAGTTGAACAAGACGGTTTTATAGATAACTTTAAGGTATTAATAAGCTATGCAGATAAAGATAGTGATAATGTAGCTGATGACCCAGACTTTTTCACAACCCTTGTTGATCCAACAGTTAATGTAGTAAGTAAATTGGTATTTTTCGAACGTACAACTGACTTTGATAATCTAGAAAGATTTATTCCATTAGCATCAGGTACAGTTAATACACTATATGCAACATTAGTATTAACAGAGGCAGCAAAAACAGAATATGCTGACAGCCAAATATTTTATACCACCACTGATACTAAATTTTATAAATTATCTGTTATTGGTACAACATATACATTAACCGCGACAACAAACTATACCAAGAGTACCGGAAGACAAGATTTTAATTTTCAATATTCACATAATAGTTCAAATACACGCAGAATTGATCCTGCAAACACTAACATTATTGATTTATATCTAGTTACCAATACTTATTCTACAGATTTTACAAATTATATTGTTGATTCAACGGGTACAGTTACTGAACCTATTCGTCCGACTATAGATGAATTAAGTTTAGCATATACAAAATTAAATCAATATAAAATGGCATCAGATAATATAGTAATGAATAGTGTTAAATTTAAACCTATGTTTGGTCCTAAAGCGCCAATAGAATTACAAGGTTCGTTTAAAGTAATTAAAAACATTGGAGTTGTAGTAAGTGAAGGTGAAATTAAAAGTAGATTAGTAGAATCACTAAATCAATATTTTAGTCTAGATAATTGGGACTTTGGTGATACATTTTACTTTTCAGAACTAAGTGCTTTTTTACATCGTGAATTAGGAGATATTATTAGTTCAGTTGTTATTGTACCAACTGATCCAACTAAGACATTTGGTGGTTTATATGAAGTTAAATCTTCACCAGATGAAATTTTTATGAATGCGGCAGGTGTGACTGACGTTGAAGTAGTCACAGCATTAACATCTACTGTTTTAAGACAGTCAATTACTTAATAGGTATTATAAAAAAGAATGGCAATTAGAACAAAGACAATAGATCTTTTACCCGAGATATTTAGAACAACCACGAATGAAAAGTTTCTAAATGCTACTCTGGAACAGTTAGTACAGCCTTCTCAATTAAAAAGAGTAGAAGGATACATTGGATTAAAAACTGGTCTAGGTGTATCGGCTGCCGATGCTTATGTTAGAGAACCCGACACAACAAGACAAAATTATCAACTTGAACCAACTGTTTGTTATAAAAAAACAAATACAAATGAAACAGAAGATCTTATAACCTACCCAGGTATGGTTGATGCACTTAAGACTCATAGTGCTAATACTAATAAACACAATAGATTATTTACATCTGAATATTATAGTTGGGACCCATTAATTGACTATGATAAATTTATTAACTTTAGTCAATATTATTGGACACCAGCCGGTGCCGATTCTGTTGATATTAAATTAACTGATCTAGTTTCGCAAGATGCTTATACTATTACACGTGGTACTGATGGGTACACATTTGATACGATAAAAGGTGATAACCCAACCGTTTCGTTAATGCGTGGCGGAAATTATACATTCACAGTGAATCAAACCGGAAATCCTTTTTATATCCAAACTGATTCTGGCACATCAGGAACGGTTCCAGGGCAACCTAATCAAAGTTCTAGAGAAGTATTTGGTGTTGAAAACAATGGTGATGATAACGGTGTTATTACATTTAAAGTACCTGATGCTGATGCACAAAATCAATTTTTAACTATGACTAAAACCGATGATGTAGATTTAGTCACTGATTTAAGATTTGATCAAATTAATAACAGATATGTTAAAACAGCAGAGGGAACAACCAATGAAGATTTTAGATTCTTAACTAGTTTTGACGAGGACGTCGTTACCTTCGACGGCAAGGTAATGAATGGTTTTGGGGTAACACCATTTGATTCTGCGATTGATATAGCACAAGATATTGAAATCGATGGTGTTAAGGATCTTGATGGAAAAACAATAATATTTACAAATCAAAATCCTGGCGATGGTGCAGAATCGGGGTGGCGTACACAAGAACAATTTGATGGAGTAACTTATGATAATGACGATGATGTATGGGATAAAGAGGTTGAAATAACTTTACAAAGTCAACGTTATTCAATATGGAAAATTAAATATCTTAGTGATGATTCTACAGATAATCAATTTATATCACTTAGTAGAATTCAAGAAGTACCAAATAATACTAAGGTTTACATTAAATCTGGAACTACATTTAATAATGAACATTTTTATAAAGATGCAGAAGGTTTTTTCCAGCAACAGCCATTAATTACAGCCACTAGTGATACGTTATATTATCAAGATGGAACTGATGCAACTAAATTTGGTGTTATTAGATTAGTTGAGGGTGATGCCGCACAAACACTTGATGTTACTGCAGATATACTTGGTAAAATACAATATACCTCACCAACTGGTGTTAAACTTAATAACGGACTAAAAATAATATTCCGTGGTCCAACAGAACCAACAAGTTATCAAGATAATGAATTTTATGTTGAAGGCTGTGGTTCGTCTATTAAATTATTAGCCTTAACAGATTTTCAAACACCAGAAGCATTTACAATTAGTGAATCTAAACCGTTTGATGATGTTGGTTTTGATAGTGTAGCATATGATAGTTCGCTAAATGCTCCAACTGCTCTAGATTATTTTACAATAAACAGAGCAAGTCCAGATCAAAACCCATGGAGTAGATCAAATCGTTGGGTTCATATTGATATTATTAATCAATCAGCGGAAATTAATAATGTTCCGGCTGTACTTAATCAAGCTAACCGAGCTAAACGACCAGTTATTGAATTTAAATCAGGATTAAGATTATATGATTTTGGTACAAGTGGTATTGCACCAGTTGATATTATAGATACAGCACAGGTTGATGCACTTAGTAATGTACATGGATCTCTAGGATATACTGTTGATGGATTTAAATTATTAGATGGGTCAAGAATTATATTTACTAATGATGATGATACAACTGTTAAGAATAAAGTTTATAAAGTTGAAATAATAGATCCGGTTGGTATTAGTATGGATCCAGGACAAACTAGTGTTCCGATTATCAATCTAGTATTAGAATCTGATTTAATTAATACAGATACCTCTGTTTATTGTAAGAGTGGTGTAACTTTACAAGGTAAATCATTTAGATATAACGGAACTGATTGGATACAAGGACAACAGAAGACCGCAGTGAATCAACAACCATTATTTGATATTTTTGATTCTGCCGGTAAAAGTTTATCTGATGTAACTGCATATCCAAGTAGTAGTTTTGTAGGTACAAAACTTTTTAGCTATTCACCCGGTACTGGCAATATTGATTCTATCTTAGGATTAAGATTAAAATATGAATCTGTAAGTAATGTTGGAGATATTGTATTTGATAATAATTTTTATAAGGATACTTTTATTTCCACAGTTGATGTAACTAGTTCTACTAAAAATATTGCTATTGGATTTGCTAGACAATATACTGATAAAACAACTTATTCAGATTTAAGTGGTTGGCAAAAAGCAAAAACTAATTCAAAACAACCACAAGTTTTTACTTTTAAGATCGATGGAACCACATTAACAACTACCAGTACATTAAAATGTGATATAAAATATGATGCAACAGATGATAATGCTGTATATGTTGATATTAATAATAAATTTAAAGATAGTTCTACTTATACTATAACATCTACAATCGGTACTACTATAACATCTTCAACTGGTACTAGAACAACTAACGGAACAACATCAATTACATTTGCATCGGCACTAACTAAAAATGATATCGTACAGGTATTCATTAATAGTAAAGAAGTTAGTAAAGAAGGTGCCTATTATCAGGTTCCTTTAAACTTAGCAAACAATGCTGTTAATAAATCATTTGATACAATTACTCTGGGTGCAATTAGAAATCATTTTGTTGGTATGGCACAAAGAACGCCAAAACTATCCGGTACTATACTTGGTAGTAATAATATTAGAAACCTAGGCAATTATGAATCTTATGGTGTACAAATTGTTGAGCATAGTGCTCCTATGCAATTTATGGCAACATTCTGTAAAGATTCAAATATTAATTTCTTTGATGCATTAGACTTTTCTAGAAACGAATATGAAAAATTTAAGAAAAGATTGTTAGATGCAATATCAACTAAAGAATACACAGGTGATACAACTGCAAAACAATTAGATGGTGCATTGAATGATATAAACAGAGGAATGAATCCAGACTCACCATTTTATTGGACTGATACATTACCAATGGGTGAAGTGTTTACAGAAACCAAATATACTATAACACCAACTGATGATGATATATTTGATACTGTACAAACTTATGATTTTACTAAAGCTAACTTTCTTGCTTTATCAATATATGTAAATGACATATTATTAGTAAAAGATACTGATTATACTGTGGCGACAGATGGTCCACGTGTAATAATATTAAAAATATTATCATCTGGTGATGTATTAAAAATTAGAGAATATGGAAATACTGCCGGTAACTTTTTGCCAGCAACACCAACTAAGTTAGGTTTATATGATAGTTATCTTCCAGAAATAGTTACAGATACAACTTATACAACTGCACATACTGTAATTGTAGGGCATGATGGATCACGAACAATGTCATATGGTGATTCACGAGATGATATTTTACTTGAATTTGAAAAACGTATCTATAATAATTTAAAAGTTAATATTGCTCCACCAATGCATTGGTATGATGTTATACCAGGTAAATTTAGAACAACAGATTATACAACAGAAGAATGTATTAACTTATTAGCACCATCATTCTTAGATTGGGTATCACAAAACAGAATAGATTTTAAAGCACAAACATATAGTGCTTCAGAAAAGAAAACATGGAATTATAGTTCTGCAACAAACAGAGTTGATGACTCATTATTATTAGGTCACACAAGAGGTAATCACATTCTCTTTTATGATACTGATGATCCAGGCAGTCGACCATGGGAAATGTTAGGTTTTACAAAGAAACCAGTATGGTGGGAAAATGCATATGGTCCAGCACCTTATACTAGTGACAACGAAATTTTATGGGGCGATCTTGCTTTAGGTAAAGTTGTTGATCCTGCAGGTGTATATTATCTAACAGACTTTGTGCGTCCAGGTTTAGAAACAATTAAACCCACAGATGACGAAGGTGCAACTAAATCAATCTTTGATGTATTAGTTAAAAACTACGACGAATTAAGTTTGAAAAAATCGTGGGATGCTGGAGATGTAGGTCCAGCTGAAAATGCTTGGCGGAAAAGTAGTAGTTGGGCATTTGCCATACAAAAATTACTGGCACAAACACAACCTGCAAAATATTTTACTTTAAATGTAGATATAGATAGATATCGATATAGTACTTCAGTAGGGCATTATCTATATGATAGTCGAGACAGGTTAACTACCTCTATTGAATTATGTGGAGAAGATACACCAAAACATAGTTATATAAATTGGATTGATGGTCATAGCCGTGTACAAGGTATTTCTTCAAACACACATATTAAAAATCTTTTAAGTAATTCTACTATACAATTATCATATAGAACAGCAAGCTATACTGATAAACAATACCTTAAAGTTTTTACAGAAAAAACATCCACAAATAGCTTGAACACTAGTTTATTATTACCAGATGAAAGTTATGAAATATTAACATATAATAATGAAATCTTTGATACAGTAGCTTATAGTAGTGTAATTGTACAAAAAGTTGAGGGTGGATTCTCTATATTTGGACTAGGCAAAACAAATCAATATTTTACTATATTTGAAAGTATACCTAATGGCAATGTTACTTCATTTAATGTTGGATCCACTCAAGTCAGTCTGTCTAAAGATTTTTCAACAACAGAAAAATTAGTACCATATGGATATACCTTTACTAATGTTGGTACTGCATGCGACTTTTTAAATTCATATGGAAAATGGTTAGAATCTAAAGGTTTTATTTTTGATGACCGAGAAAATGAATATTTCTTAAATTGGTCACAAATGATTAATGAATTATTATACTGGAGTCAACAAGGGTGGATTGACGGAAGTATTATTAACTTAAACCCAAATGCAAATAAACTTAAAATTGAAAGAACTAATGCAATAGTTGCACCTATATTAGGACAAACAGCTAATGATTTTGTATTAAATCAAAATAAAGTAAAAATTAATAATGAAGATTTAATCTGGGACAGAATTGACAATAAATTTACAATTACTTCAACCAACGAAGACGCTATATCATTCATAGAATTGAAGTTTACAAGTTATGAACATGTATTGTTATTTGATAATACTAGTGTGTTTAATGACTTACTTTATAATCCTTCTACAGGGCAAAGACAGGCACGATTAAAACTTGTTGGATATAATACTGATAGTTGGGATGGAACACTTAATTCTCCAGGCTTATTTAGAAATGACTCATCTACAGTTAACGAGTGGGCTTCGAATATAAAATATTATAAAGGTGAAATAGTTTTACGTAAAAGTAAATTTTATAGTGCCGTAGAACCGGTTCCACCATCAGAAAAATTTGATGTGACTAAATGGGTAGAAACAGAATACGATCAAATTAAAAAAGGTATGATTCCAAATATATATTTGAAAAATAATGAAAGTGAAGGTTTTTATAATAAAACTCTTGCTAATTTAGAATCAGATGCTGATCAACTTGGCTTTGGATTAGTTGGATTTAAAACTCGTGATTATATGGAAGGATTAAATCTAAATGACATTAGTCAAATGGGTATCTATAGTAACTTCATTGGAACCAAAGGAACAACACAGGCACTTGATATATTTAAAAATTCTAAATTATCTAAAGAACTTAGTGACTATACCATACACGAAAACTGGGCAATAAAATTAGGCAACTACGGTGCGAGTGAAAATAGAAGTTATTTTGAAGTAAAATTAAATGCGTCTAGTTCTACCGGTAACCCATCAACTATAAAAATAATTGAGGATTTAGACAACGCCACAGCAGATCAAAATACTTTTATTACAGACATTTATAAATCAAGTTATAATATTACAACCACAGCAATACTGCCTACTACAGATTTTATTAATAATGATCAAAGTTTGCCAGATGCTGGATTTGTTCATTTTGATGACGTTGAAGTCAAGAGTTTTAATCTTGATGACTTTTCTGAAATAGTTAATAAGCTAGATATAATTACAGAAGGTTCTAAAATATGGATAGCTAAAGATAATCGTTATACCTGGAATGTTTATAGAGCTAGTTTGCAAGAAGCTGAATTAATTGCAATGGTAGATAATTTAGATGAGACCACTACATTTACATTTGATGGCAAGCACGAGCTTGTTAAAAATGATATTTTTATAATTAAACATTTTAAAACAGAGTTAGATGGTGCATTTAAAGTTGCAAGTGTGAATAATTTAAGTCAAATAACAGTTAATTTTTCATTCCCTGAAGGATTGAATAATACATTAACACAGACTGATATAGGTATTGTTTTTATTTTAAAAACAGCAAAAGTAACTCAAGCAAGTGATGTTGCTGATTTATCTTATGTAACTGAACTGGTTACAGGCGAAAAAATATGGGTACAAGAATACAATTCAGGACAATGGGCTACACTAGAAAAAATACAACCATTTACTAGTGCAAATACTACTAATATTGATCCATATTCAGCCGTAGCAAATGGAAAATTTGGATCTAGTGTAAGCCAATCTAAAAATGGAAAGGTAGCATTAATAGGATCACCAGATGCTGGAACAGGTGTTGTAGATGTATATGTTGAAGGTGATACCGCTACTACACTTAGTCACTCCGAAAATTTAACATGTGGTGCAACTGGAATTTCTGGGTTTGGAACTGTTGTACGTAGTAGTGATAATAAATGGCATATAACAGGTGCTCGATTATCACAAAGTGAAGAAGGTTTTGCAGTTATTATTCGACAATTACCTAATTCAGAAGTATTTCAAGATTATCAATTATTAACGGTACCTACAGGAAGAAGTAGTTCAACAATGAGTGACTTTGGTTATAGTGTTGCTATAAGTCAAAACTCAAGAGTAATATGGGTTGGTGCACCAGGTATAGATAAAGTATATGGATACCAATTAAATGAATACGAAGACCAACTGCAAAGATTTACTGGTGATGGATCGACTAGAGAATTTGATATTACTGGATTAGTTGATGTAGACTCAACTGATGAACTCTCTGTTGTTGTAAACAATGTTATACAAACTCTTACAACTCAGTGGTCATACTCAACAGCATTAAAAACTATTACTTTTGTTACTGCACCAGCCGCAGGATTGCCAATTAAAATTAAAAGATTATCAACATCAACAATTACAACTTTTGATGGGTCATCTGTAGATTTTAGCCTTGCAACATTAAAACAGGCTACATCTATAGAAGCATTCCAGGTTAGATTAGATGATGTTTTACAAAGACCACATTATGATTATACATATGATTCAGGAACAAAAGTAATTACATTTACTACTGCACCGGCATCTAGTGCAGTTGCAAGTATTAATAGTACTGACTATTTTAGTTTATTTGCAACAATCAGCAACCCAACAAGTGATCCTATGCGTTTTGGTCATAGTTTAGCCACAACAACAGATGGCAGACAAGTTACTATTGGTGCTTTAGAAGGTGCTGGTGGAGACTCGGCACTTGGTGTTGGTGAAATATATGTATATGATAGGGACTGCCAAAGATTTCACCTTACAAAAACTGTTGACTATGGCGACTCAGGTTTAGATACTGTTACATATACAACAACTAGTGCTATAACAGGAGTACCAACGGTACTACTTAATGAAAAAATACTTGAAGATGATAATGTAGTTAATTCTGGTGGTTATACTTATAGTGGATCAACAGTTACATTTAAAACAGCATCTGGAATAAAAATTGGTGACTTTATTGATATTGAAACTAATAATATGTCATTAGTAGAAATTTTATCATCTAGTGCAGTAGTAGGAGATGCAGAATTTGGATATGACGTTAAAATTTGTTCATATAACTGTTCTATATACGCAGGTTGCCCAGGAGACACTAAATCTAATACAGAAGGTATTATAAAAGATGATGCAGGAAGTGTAGCTAGATTTATAAACAAATCTAGAGTATACGGATTAATTACAGGAACTGTAGAGAACCCAACAGTTACTATAGGGCAGAGAATTAGAATTAATGACTTCTATGTTACTTTTACTGGAACATCATTAGATAATGTAGTAACTGATATTAATAATGCAAATATTCCAAATGTTACTGCTAGTAATTCAAGCAATAAATTACATTTAACATTAGATAGTTTAGTTACAACAGCACTGAATAATAAACTTATAGTGTGGCCGGTAACTGGTAATGAATCAGTATTAACTGATTTAGGATTAACTATATTCTCATTTATGCAGACAATGTATAATCCATTTCCACGTCAATTTGCAAGATTTGGCCACAGTTTAGATGTTAGTAGTAATGCGTTAGGAATAGCTGTTGGTGCACCTGGCGGTGCAACAAATTTAATCGTTACATTTGATATAGCAACTATGGGTGCAACCTTACAAACTAAATTTGATGCTGGTGCAACTGTAATTAAAGACATTCAGACGGCCAGTGGTGCAGTTTACACATTTGATTACTTAAAATCAACCACTGACACATTTATTAATCCTGGTAAATTTGTTTATGGACAACAAATAACTGATACTAAAGTAACAGCACTAAATGATTATGGAAAAAGCGTTGACTATGTTTCTGGTAAATTATTAGTTGGTAGCCCAGGTTATGATACAACTACATTAACAGACTCGGGTAGAATAGTTAGATTTTATGATACTGAATACCGTAGTTCTTGGTCTGTTAAAAGAGAGCAAACAAAAACTGTTAATACTGCTTTACTTGATTCTAGTTTTTTATATGATATAAGTGATAATGATATATTAACATATTTAGATTATATTGATCCACTACAAGGTAAAATTTTAGGCGTTGCTAGAGAAAATATTGATATTATTACACCCGAAGATCCTGCAGGATACAGCGAAGGATCTATAAACACCTATGGAGATGTTTGGGGACAAGAACATGTAGGAAGAATTTGGTGGGACGTTACGAATACTAGATTTTTAAACTACAACCAAGATACTGAAGATTATAAAGCAAAACGTCTAGGTCAATTATTTACAGGATCAACCGCAGATATCTATCAATGGGTATCAAGCGATGTTCAACCAGAAGACTATGAAGAAACAGGAACGCCATACAATACCACATCTTATACACAATTAAGTGATGTTATTGAAAATGGGTCAATTAAAACAAAATTTTATTTCTGGGTTAAAGACTTAGAAGTTGCTGACACATTTCATGGCAAAACATTAAGTCCTGTTGTTATTGCACAATATATTGAAAATCCAAAATCAAGTGGTATTCCATATATAGGTGCTATTGCATCAAATGCATTTGCAATTTATAATTCTCAATCTTTTGTTAGTAGTAATGATAGTGTTGTACATATTGAATTTGATAGAGAAAATACAGAAAATAATATTCATGCAGAATACGAATTAATTAAAGACAGCGATCCTGCAGAATTTTTAAGCGATCGAGTATATCGTAAATTACAAGATTCATTTTGTGGCGTTGACTCAGCTGGTAACATAGTTCCAGATATAACACTATCTGATCAAGATAAAGTTGGTGTACAATTTAGACCAAGGCAATCTATGTTTAAAGATAGATTTAGTGCCCTTAAAAATTATATCACTAGAGCTAATTCAAACCTAGCAATATATCCAATCACTGAAATGAAAACATTTAAGTTATTAGATAGCGAAGAAAACGAACCAAGTATTACTAGTAATACCTGGGATACAAAAGTAGCCACCGAAATTGAACTTGAATATCAACAATTTGAATTAGTAAGTGCAGGACATAGATATCTAGTAGAGGCCGATGGCAGTAATGGCGGACTTTGGGCAATTTATACATTACAAAGTGATAAAACAACAACGCTAGTTACTAGAATACAAAATTATAAAACTCCCAATTATTGGGAATATACACATTGGTGGGCGATTGGATATAATAAAAATATTAATCCTGTTAGAGAAGTTGCAACTGTATCTGCATTAGAAACTGTTACTGATGTTCCAGCCGGCACTATTGTTAAAGTAACAGCCAATGCCCAAAATAAATGGGAACGACATGAACTTAAACCAAACGGTACCTGGGAACGGGTCGGATTACAAACTGGTACTATAAAAATAAAGTCTACATTACATGATTATAGTGTGAGCAATAATGGTTTCTCTAGAGAAGTATTTGATGCACAATATTTTGATGAGGAGCCAGTATTAGAAACAAGACAAATTATTAAAGCAATTAATGAAGAATTATTCGTTGATGATTTAGCATCACACAGAATTGAGGGAATTAAATTAATATTTGAATATATTTTTAGCGAACAAGAAACCTCAGACTTCTTAATGAAAACAAGTTTAATTGATGTTGAACATACTGTACGTGAATTAAAAACATTTACTAATTTACAAAATGATAACCAAACATTTATTGAAAGTTATTTAAGTGAAGTTAAACCATACAGAACACAAATTAAAGAATTTAATTTAAAGTACACTGGAGTCGATACAGCAAACAGCGACACATCAGACTTTGATTTGCCATCTCAATATAATACTTCATTAGCCAAGTACGTCAGCCCACAACATAAATTAGGTGGTGTCAGAGGTTCAGGTGAATATTACGATCTTGACGATGCAATTTGGTTAACACAACCTTATAAAGATTGGAAAAATAATTTTACATTATCCATTGATTCAATAACTGTTATTAGCGGTGGTAGTGGCTATACTAGTAAACCAATAGTTACAATTACAGGAGATTGCACTACTCAAGCAACAATGGTGGCTGTTATTAATACAGCTGGTGCAGTTACCGCAATTACAATTACTAATAGTGGAGTTGGATATACTTCTACCCCAGTTATTACAATATCTCAGGGCGGAGGAACTGGTGCAACAGCTATAGCCGTATGTAGCCCTGGTAGTGTTAGATCTTATAAAACTAGTATTAAATTTGACAGATATGAGTATTCTAGTTCAATAGTTGATTGGGCCGCAAGTACAGTTTATACACTTGATCAGTTAGTTCGTTATAATAATAAAGTTTATAAAGCATCTACTGGTGATGGCTCTACATTAAGTGAAGCAACATTTAATCCATTAAACTATACATTAGTTGATGCTAGTGAATTAACAGGTATAGAACGAACTGCTGGATTATATGCTCCTACTAGCGACATGCCAGGTATTGACTTAGGATTATTAATATCCGGAATAGATTATCCGGGAGTAAAAGTAACAAGCCCAACGTTTAGTCAAAATACTGGATTCAATGTTGGTAACTTTGATATTAATCCATACGACAACTTAGACTTTGGTCCTGAGGGTAAACCTACATATAGTGATGTAATTTTAGATACCATTTATCAAAGTAGTGCATTTACAAATTCATATCTTGGAACATTAAGCACAGATATTAATGTTGGAGGCGGTGTATTTATAGACACTTATAGCAGTCATGCACCAGAAGAATTTTTGCCAGGAGCAATATTTGATACATTAAATCTTACAGTTCTCACAAGACCTGGTGCAGACTATCTTAATAAAGGACTTTGTTTTACTGAGAAAACATCATTCTTCCAGTGGGACGGATTAACTATGATTCATAGTTTTAGTACTTTATTAGATGATCCTTTTGAATTAAGAGTATTCAACCTTACCACAGGTAAAAGTTTAAGGTTTAATAATGTTGGCGAAACCGCTACTGTAGATTTTACTGTAGATTGGTTAGGTAAAACTATAACACTTGTTAGCTCAGCTACTGATTTCCGTGCCTCAACAAATGATGTAATTGGAATTACTGCATATGGTATTGGCGGCGGTAATCAATTATGGCAACAAAGTTATAGTCCAGCCGATTATATACAAGACAACAATGAAGTACATATCATTGTTCCTGTTAAGCATGAAGAAATAAGAGATGTTGTAATTTATATTAATGGTAAACGTATTACATCAAACTATAGCATAGACAATTATGATAGTGCAAGCACCTGGGATAATTCTACATATGGTTTTGAAACAAAGATATTAATTAAGAAAGAACAAGCTGTAACTGCAACAGATTATATCGCTATAGATGTTTTAGGTTTTGAAGATAACGAACAAGATAGTGCATTAACAATTTATTATGAATTTAATGCATCATTATCTATAATGCATAATAATCCTATAACACAAAATATTTCAACTGATAATTCAAGTTATGATTATGCTTTAACTAATGATTTATCGGGTAGTAATTCAGATCTCGCTATTGTTGAATTGAATGGATTAAGATTAAGACCGCCTGAAGGATTTGAATTTGATTCAGATGGATCAACAACAATTTATACTTTATTTCAAACAACTGATACTTCTGTTAGTAGTATCGCAGACAATGAATTGGCTGTTTATAAAGATGATATAAAATTAACACTAGGTGCTGATTATACATTTACAACAACAGATGGTAGTTCATCACGTAGCGTAATATTAGCAACACCTCCATATCCAGAAGAAAAAATAAAGATTTTTATAAGAACAGATGCTGAATATACCATTGATCCAAGCACAAATATATTAACAATTAAATCTACAGTTTCATTACCTGCAGATAATCATATTTCAGTTACAACTTTTAATCAGACTGGTAGACTTGATGGCGTAACCAAAGTCTATGATGGTCAATCAATTGTAACTGTTGAGACACCAAGTGGTTTTGATATGGTGGGTTTTGATGAAACTGCTACACCATTTGATAAAGTTGTGACAACTCAAGTTTTAGTATCAGAATACGAATTAGGTAGAGATATTACTAAACCAGAAAAATTAATAGTACATGTTAATGGTCAACGTAAATTCTATGGATCAGATTTTAAACTTAAAGACGGGGATATTAGCAAAATTGAATTTACGTCACTTAGTATATCTGCTACTGATTATATAAGTGTTACATTAACAAGTGAAAATCTAGTCCCAGCTAGACTAGAATATAATATCTTCCATGATATGAAAGGTAATAAAGCAATTTATAGACAGCTCGAAACCAAAACAACAGAATTAACTTCTCCGCTTGGAAAAGAAGATTTATTCATTTATGTTAATGATGCTAGTGTATTAGGTGCACCAGATTTAACTAATAATGTTTTTGGAATTATTATAATTGATGAAGAACGTATCACTTATCGTACTAGAGATATAACTAATAATAAATTAGGTGGATTACGTAGAGGAACAGCAGGTACATCACTTAGTACACATGCCACAGCAACTAAAGTTTATAATAAGAGTATTGGTGAATATCTTGACTGGCCATATACTACATTCTTATATAAGAGTACAGATGGTGTAGATGATGGTTCAACAATTATACAAGAAGATCCGTTACAAAAGACAGATTCTATACCGGCAAAATTCTTAAGAAACGAGTAATAAAACTAAGGTAAATACAGTATGAATGAAGAAAATACAAATAATGAAACTCAAAATGAAAAAGAAAATACCCCTACACCTAACGAGAAAGGCGGAGTATTAATCGAAGGGCATATTAAAATATTTGACCCTAATAATGATGAAGTTTTTGTTGATAAACGCAATGCTATTCATTATGAAAATTTTTCTAATAGTTTAGCACAGGCAATGAGTAATAAGAATTTAGGTCACATTTATAATATGTGCTTTGGCAACGGAGGATCTTCAGTTGATCCTACAGGAATTATTACATATCTTCCACCAAATACAACAGGCACAAATGCTGACTTATATAATAAAACATATACAAAAGTAGTAGATGATACAGCCGCGGCAAATACTGACCCATCAAGAAACAAACTTACAGTATCACATACAAGTGGTAAAGTTTATACAGATATTGTATGTACTTGTTTACTAGATTATGGTGAGCCGGCTGGACAAGAAGCATTTGATAACTCAGTAAATCTCGATGGAGAGTATGTATTTGATGAATTGGGGTTAACATCATGGCAAGGATCATCAACTGATCTTGATCTAGTAACCCATGTAATTTTTCACCCAGTACAAAAAAGCCTGAATAGGCAAATTCAGATCGACTATACTGTTAGAATACAGACGTTGACTGATTTAAGTACTACGTAAAAAGTATATACTTAAAGAAATTGATAAATAATACAAAGAATCGGAGATAAAGAAATGGCATACACAATCAATTTAACAGATGGTACAATTTTTGCTACAGTAGCAGATGGTACCATTAACACTGACAGTTCCGTAACTGTTGTTGGAAAGAACTACGCTGGCTATGGTGAGTTTTTAAACGAAAACTTCATAAAGTTGCTAGAAAGCAACGCTAATACTAGTCAGCCATCTGCACCATTAACAGGACAACTTTGGTACGATAAAACTAATAGTTTACTAAAAGTTTATAGTGGTACACTATTTAAAAATTTAGGATCTGCTACAAGTGCTACAACTGCACCGTCTGGCCAAGTTGCTGGCGATTTGTGGTTTGATAGCACAAACGAACAATTAAAAGTTTATAATGGTACCACACACATTTTAGTTGGACCATCATTTACAGCAGGTTCAGGCACATCAGGCGCCATTGTAGAAACAGTTCAAGATGGATCAGCAGTTGATCATGTTGTGGTCAAAATGTATGTTTCATCTACAGTTGTTTCCATTACTAGTAAAGATACTACATTTACTCCGGCTGTTAGTATCTCAGGTTTTGCTACTGTTGTTCCTGGTATTAATATTAGTACTACAGTAAGTGGTGCTGTTCTTACTGGTACATCTTCAAATGCTCAACTATTAGACAGTATCGATTCGACAGGCTTTTTGAGTGCTACCGGTAATGATACTACTTCTGGAACACTTGGTGTATTAAATGATACCGGTGTAGTTGTTGGTGCTGATAGTGATTTAAAATTATCTGTTGCAACAAACGACGCTGTTATACAAAATCAAACAAGCAATGGTAATATTTTAGTTAAAATTAATGATGGTGGTGTTACCACTACAGTATTAAACATTATGGGTGCTGATGGAAACATTAATCCAGGTGCTAATAATACAATTAACTTAGGTACTACTGCATTGCAATATAAAGAAATTAAGGCCGTAGCATTTACAGGTCTTAGTAGCTCAGCACAATACGCGGATTTAGCTGAACGCTTTGAAGCTGATTGTGAAATGGATCCAGGTACTGTTGTTGCATTAGGTGGATCTGCTGAAGTTACTCAAGCAAGTGAAGATTTAAGTGAAGAAGTTTTTGGTGTTGTTAGTACACACGCCGCATATTTAATGAATTCAAATGCAGGAAGTAATGAAACACACCCTAAAATTGCTTTATCTGGTCGAACACCTGTACGTGTAATTGGCACAGTAAACAAAGGTGATAGGTTGGTTTCTGCAGGAAACGGTCTTGCAAGGGCCGCTCAATCAGGAGAAACAAATTCATTTAATGTCATCGGTCGATCATTAACGAATAAATATACAACAGAAGAGGGCACAGTTGAAGCGATTGTTGCAATCTCACATTAATACTAAGAACGGAGAGGGATAAAATAACATGGCTTATTCAACAGGCGACACAATATTAGATGATGAATATAATATTTTTGCACAAGGTGCCGCAGGTGCCGCAGACCACACGGTAGATAATGTAAATTCAGTTTGGGGCGTTGGTACAGGAGATTTAGGGTATGGCCAAGGTAGTGCCGTAGCGGCAGTATCCGCTGGTAGTACAATTACAGCCGCACAATGGAATACTTTACTTACGAGAATTGAAAACATAGGAACACACCAAGCCACTAGTGTTGCCACTTATGCAACATTAGACAACACTGATACTATCGCGGCTATTGGTACTGTTCAAGCTAATGTTACAGCAGTATATGATGGTCGTCTCTCTGCTAATGCTTTTGGAGCAGATATAACATCAGGCGGTATAGTTACTGAAACGGCTGATTGGACAACTCGATTAATTTATACAATGACCATAGATTTTGATACAGCGGCTAAATTTCGATACTTTTTTAATGCTGGCGGCTCCATTGCAATGACATTTGCACGTTCTGGTGGTGCAACCACAGATAAAAATACAGAATGGACAGATCTTTGTGCTAACTGTGGAACAGTTCATTTAACAGGTTCGCATAGTCATACAATAGCTAGTGTAGCATATTCAGGTACAACTCAAATTGGTGGAAGTGACCCAGGCTCGGGCAGTTCTGTTAGTGCAATTGATGCTCATGCTTTAACAACAAGTGATCAAACATTATTTGTGCAGTTTGCTGACACATCACCTTATACAGCTAACTTTATTAAAATTGAAGCTCAGGCAGACGCTGCCGCTGGTTCAGCCACAACTATTGTTTTTACTACAACATGTGAAGATGCCGCGGCTGATACAGCTAATCCTACTCATTCAACAGGAGATCATGCAGATTTAGATATAGTACAAGGTAGTTTTGTTGCTACATGGGTAGTTAAACAACCTGCTACTGCTATACTTTCAAATACATGGGGTACACCCACACTGAGTGGTTCTGTTGCAGAAACTTAATAACTTTTAATTTATTCATAAAAGGGCGTTTGGCCCTTTTATTTTGGCCGCTATTTCAATATTAATAACTACTATTAGGTATGGATAACAAAATAACCGATAAAATTAAACGTCGTTTCGACCACGGAGCCGCCAGGCAAACCTTAAAAGAACGGTATCAAGCCAAAATGATCTTTGCAGATTCTGGTGGTATGTGGAAAGCGGGTCCTGAATTAATTAATTTATTATCAACTGTT